TTTTTTGCCAAAGAATATTTAATTTTGTATCGTGAAGAGGCACTTTACCAGGAACAGAGGTACATATTTGTACTTGATCTAGTAGTTCTTTAGATACATATTTTCTTAAGAACTCAAATTGAAGTTCAGTGCCACCTCTTGGATCCATTACTTAGTCTTACCAAATAATGATAAATGTGCAACAGTTATTGCAACGTCTTGTGCAATATGTTCTTGTTGAGTTGGTGTATTAGGATTAGCTACATCAGCATTTGCTTCAGCAGCCGATTCATAAACCTCGCCAGTTACTTTATTTCTGTAAGTAATTTTTGTAGGACATTTTATAACTGGTACTTCTTTACCATCTATAATCCTATATTCTTTTATGTGTTGATCCGTCAGTACTATTTCATCACTCATTGTTTTCTCCCTTGTCCGTTGTATGGTTTTTTTCTATTTCTTTTGTTTGGTCTTTTACTATGCCTTCCTGGTCTCTTTTTGTTAGTATGCTTAATAAAAGTCCCATGACCTGATTGTACTTTTCTAGCCATTACCCGTTTTGATCGTTTCTATTCATTTCTAAAATTGATACTACTGCACTTATATAAGATACATTAGAAGACGCAAGCTTTAAAGAATCACTTTCTTCTAAAATAATTGGTCCACTTGCTATATTACAAATCGTAGGTCCTGATATACTAGCATAAGCTATTTGATAAGTAGTAGCTGCTGAAGAATCAGTAATAGATGCTTTTAATACTTTAGAACCAGATTCATTAGTAACTTGTATGTTTTGTATGATTGCTCTTGAATTAGAAGGGCAACTGTAAACTGTTACAGCAGCTGTAGTGTTTGGATCATAGAATGCGTTTTTATAAAAATTTGCCATTATGTTAAATCAAACCATTTTAATAAACCAGATACATCTCCATTAGCTGTTCCTGGTCTTACACCTAAAGTTAAAGTATCAGACACACCTGCAATAGTTTGTCCAAGTTGATTTGCAAAAGCTATAAAATCTCCACCTAAAGTAAAGGGAGCAGTTTTACCACCTAAGTATCCACCAGCAATTCTTGTTCCTAATGTAGTTAAATCAACCGTTGTTAAATCATATTGTACATTATCACTAAAATTTGTATATGAAAATGCTGAAGATGGTGTGGCATTAATAAATAATCCCCATTCAAAATCTCCATTAGATATGTTTAAAATATCTACTCCTGCAGGAACAATAACTGCATAAGGTCTTGATGCTCTAATTCTAATTGTTGCAATATTATAATAAGTATTTGCTGTAGGTAAATTTACACCTGCACTAACAGTTCCTGTTCCAATCATTTCCTCTAATCCTTGTGGAGAATATCCACCTTCAGAAATACAAGAAGAACATATTTGTTGTAATGTATAAGTTCCAGCCGTCAACGTTCCAGCTCTTTCAATCTCATAACGAATTGGAAGATTGGCCGTTTGCATGTAAACAGTTGTTAAACTATTAGCATTATAAAAAGTATGTGCTGTAATTAATTGACCATTTATAACAAATCCAACTCTAACAGATCCAACACCTAACCATTCAATATCTATAAATAATATATTTGATGTTGCTGCATTTAAGGTAAATCCACTTGCACCAGTACCATTTAAAGTATCTCCGTTCCAACTAGATTGTGATATTTCAGTATCAACTGCTGCACCTGATGTAAAAGTTCGTCTTACTATTTTAAGAGTTGTTCCATCTGCAGTAAAAAATATTCCATTATTTGCATCAAATAAACCTACCTTTTGTTTCAAATTTGCAGTTAAAGTATTCATTACAAATGTATTAAAAATAAGCAATGACTTACCAGGTTGATAAGACATAACTCTTTTAGATTGTCTTATTGTTTTAGATCCAGCTGCTTCTGTTACATTTAAATTAACTGTAGATTTATTAGCTGTATAAGTAACACTTCCACCATTTGCAGTTGATGGATCAAATAAAGTGTTCTGTGACATTATATTCTTACTGTCAAAGATAGTGAGAGGATTTGATACTCTTAATCTTCCGAATGCATCAACGTTATTACCACCGATTGTAATTAACTGACCATTACCAACATTTATATTTTCACAACTCATTAGCAGCCAAACCTCATGTTAAACCATGTAAATCTTTGTAGATCTTGTTTTAATTCTTCTTGAAAAGAAAAGTTTAATTGATCTTTTAAAGTCTCTAAAGCTTGTAAAACTTGTCTTTGATTATCCGGTGAATACTGTGGAGCCGGTTCTGGTATATATGTTGTAATTTTTGCCATATTCTAACGACGACCGTCTGGTTGAATATCTACTCTAAATAATCCATATCTCCAATTTTCATTTATGGATTCATTTTCAACTTTAATACTCATTAATCTATTTCTTGCTCTTGTATCTATTTTAGTTGTAGATGAAGTAACTGTATAAGGTCCTAACATCTGACTATTTTGTATTTGAGATGGATAATCTCTTAACAATAAAGTTATTTTAGCATTTCCTGTAAGGATTTTAAAGTCTGGAATGAACCTATTTATCTTCATTAAATACTGACCATCTCCTTCAATGTCTAAATCAAAATCACCTGATTTAATAAAGGCGGGAATAGCAGCAGTTGTTTGTGTTCCACTTACACCTAAACTTACATCATTAACCCCTGTTTCATGTTCATAAAGTATAGATGCACCATTTAAGTTTGTAACTCCATTAATCACTGGAAAAGTTGGCACCATAGTAGAATCATATTTAGTTGCATAAGGTAATTCAAAAACATCAGAATCTGCATAAGCAGTTCTTGATAATGACATAGTTGTCCAAGTGTTTTCTAAATAATTATATACAACTGATCGATCTATTTGAACTGAACCAGATTTTGGATAAAACCACATGACTTCATTAAATAAACTATTGTGAGAACCATAAACAATATCTGCTGCATCAAAATTAATTCCTAAATTATCTCCACCCGTTGTAAATACATAGTCTTCAACTAGTGATGGTAATTGTTTAACGGTACCATCATAGACAAAAAATCCACCAGAATTACCCATCCAAAATATAGCACCTTGAGCAAATATAATTGAATTTTGTCCAATACATCCACAGTTTGTTCCAACTTGTCTAACTGAGAATACAAAAGGAGGTCCTACAAATTGAATAACATAGGCCGCAGTATTTGTTAGTACGAAAATATAATCTTTTCCTTGAATAGCTCCTACAATGTAATTCCCTGTATCCAGTCTAAAAGTACCTGCAGTATTGGTTGCAGTTGGATTCCAAGTATTAAAATCTTCTTGATTTGAAAATCTTATAAACATTGGATCTTGTGTAGTTGGATCACCAATTGTTGTTTCTGTTCCAAGTGCAAATAAATGTCTATCTCTATCTGAAACAATTGTCATAATAGATTTAGTTGGAGCATTTGCAATAATTGTTGCTCGAGTTGTAAGAGGACTTGCTGCACCAGGATTCCACGAAAATGTTTTACCATTTCTAACGGTTGCAATTAATATTTGTCCAAAATTATCAAAAGACCAAAGTCCAGGAGTAAGAGACGTAACTGCACTTGTTGTAGGAGATCCCCAGCCCGTGCCGCCCACATAAGAACCCCAGACGCCTGTTCCCCAGCCATAGCCAATGGTTTGATAGGCAGGACCAATGGTTATATAAGGAGTAGTTGTAATTGTTGAACCTCCTCCAGCCATACCGGTGCCTGCTTCTGCAACGGGCATGGTAACGGTAAAAGTATTTACAGATGGAACACTATTAACTTCAAATACATTTGTTGTAAAATTTGCATTAGTAAAAGTTGTAACACCCCCACCTGCTAAACTAGGAGAGGTAAATATAATATAATCTCCAAAAGATAATCCATGATTATTTTTTGTAACAGTAACGGTTGCAGATCCAGTTGTGGACGCTAAAGTGCAAGATGTAAGAGCTGTGCCAAGTGGAGTAATGTCATAAAAATTACCATCAAAATAAATGAATAAACATTTATTAGTTCCAATGGCTGCATAACGATTACCATCAATAGCTGCCCAAGTTAAAATTTCTCTACTAGCACCTGCAAGTCTATTACTTAGTAATTGAGACCAGCCACCTATTTTTTCAGGATAGCCATAGCGAAAACGTACAAAATCTCCATCAATCCACTGGCCTTCTGCAGCAGTTGCGGTGTCTTGTTTATTAAAACCTGATTTAATGGGTATCTTTTTTAGTGGCATAGTGTTATTTTACCACCTTTCTTAAAAAATGCTATACTATTGTGGTCGTATAAATTATTTTATTCAATTGCACAAGCCACCTCTTTTGTCTAATTCTTACTTAATTTATTTCTCATTTTGTAAGCTTGAAATACAATTTCAGGATCCACCATAACATTTCTAGGGTCTGATTCAAGAAATTTATCATCATTCCATTTGTCTTTCATATGAAAATGTAAGTTTTTATTATGAGAATATCCAAATTGAGTCCATTTAGTAGGTCCCCAAATTACAACTCCAACGGTTCCCGTTGATGCTGAAAAATGATTAAGACAAGAATCAATGCCTATAAAACTTATCGCTCCTTTTAATAATTCATGAATGACTGCAAAATGTTCATCACATTTAATGGTATTTAAATAAAATTGTTCATTAGGTAAGGTGCAATCAATAATAGTTAAATCTTTATCATCTTCTTTTATTCTATTAATAAGCTGTTGTGCTAAAAATGCAGGATAAATTCTTCCAGGATTCATGTTATTATAAGAACTAGAAGATTTAAAATTAATAGGCGTCTGGCCGCCGGTAAATTGTACTAGTAAATATTTTCCAGTTATTTTATTTTTACTTAACCATTCTTTTGCTCTAGCTTCTAAATGAGAGGTAAATAATTTAGGTCGCATTTTTGTATCAAACTTTATATTAAAAAGTTTACAATAACTTTCAATTAAATGTTCTCTTCCAAATTGAAAATTAGATTTATAAGGTTCACAATAAAAAAAATTATCTGATGCTTGTAGCCTTGGATCATTCATTGGAATAGTTGATGAATCGTATGCCATTTTAACATCAGGATTACCACCAAATATATCTACATAAGGAGTATAAATCTGTATGGCTTGACCATCTTTTTCTTTTAGTTTTGGAATGAGTGCAGTAAATGCAGCACATTTTCCAACACCACCTTCAATGATATAAGTATTAAGTTCTTTCTTCACAACTAATTAATAGCAAAATAATGAATTAAAGTAAAGATTAATTAAAAGGTAAATTTTTAATATTTATATTATTATTTAATTCAAGTTCTAATATTTCGTCTATATGTTTTTTAAGGTTTTCTTCAATTTCATTTTTATTTATTTTTGAATACACCCAATCTAAAATTTGAGCTTCTGTTAAATTTTCATAGGGAGAAAAAGATTTATTTGCATCATAATCAATTAATACTTCTCCATAACTAACAGCATCTTTTCCATTTTTAATAGCAACACACATATAGTTTATTTGAAAAATAACATTTTCTTTTCCTTGATATATAGAATAATTTTTTAAAGAATCTATTTTCCATTTATATTCAATCATTATAATCCCCCAATTCCAAGTATAGATACTACGGTTGATCCAGTTGCAAGTGAGCTTGATTTAAGTGAAAAAGTTGCAAACCCAGTATCAAAAGTAAAAGTATATGTTCTACCATCTCCCAATCCTGTTACAGCAAAAACACCTTCAGAAGTTTCAGTTATAGAACAATTTGCTGCTCCAAACGCTGTAAGTCTTAATGATACAGCATCTTCTCTACCCATACTCATCATAAAAGTAGCTTGGTCGTTATCTATATTTTGCAAAAAAATAGTATATACAAATGTATTACCACCAACTAAAGTTGGTTTATTAATTGTTTGATTAGTAGTTGATAAATTTGTAAAAATGGTAACAGCAGAATTAATTGAAGGTGAATATTGACTATAATTACCACTTATAAATCTTGTTCCATTAGTTCTTGAAACTACATAAGGTTGTCCCCTTCCATCAGATAATATTGCATTACAAGAACTTGTTGAAATATCAAGTCCACATGCATTACCTATAAATGGACCTAATATAGTATTACATGACCCTGTTGTTATACAAAAACCTGCAGAATTACCAACTGCTGTATTACAAACAGCTGTTGTACTACAAGCTAGTGAAAGAGAACCTATTGCAGTATTTTGACAACCTGTTGTATTTACTGTTAAAGCACCAGATCCAATAGCCACATTACACGCACCTGTTAAACTACCATCATCTAAAGCACCTGTTCCAAGTGCAACGTTGTTTGTTCCTACTGGATAATTTCCGATTCCTAAATTATTTACTTTTGTATTTGGCATATTATATTCTTGTTAATCTATTAGCTTGTTCAATTTTAAATTGATTATATCTTGCTTTAACATCATCTGTCCATGCGGTATTGCAAATATCTTTAACCTTTTGTTCCTGATTAGTTATATCCATATCAGGATTTAATACCCATCTATGAAATGTCTTTGATACAAATACACCATCTCTTTCAATGAGAGTTGCTTGACGAACTTGGATATTCCAATCGTTCACCACTTCTATTCTATCTATATTTATTTTTTCTGTTAGTGCCATAAGTTATACATTGTAAAAAAAATTAAAATATATTTCTGCAGCAGAATCAACTGCTAAAGCACTTACGCTAGAATCAGTGCCTGATGTAGAATAAGTTGATGCCTCAATTTGATTTGTATTTTGTTGTAATATTCCCAAAATAATAGTATTTGCTGGTTTTGTTAAACCTTGACCAGCAGTCATAATAGGTAAATAGGTATATTCATTTTGTGATGTAAATGGTAATCCACCACATTTTATATTTCCAGTTCCAGTAAATGATGAATAAACCAAACCAAAATAAATATGAACTATTCTTCCTATTTTTGTATATCTTCCATAAGTATAACTTGCATTTGGAGTAAAAGTTCCTGCAGCTGTTGTACCAATAATAGTCGGAATAAAAGTCCCTTCTTCATAATCATCTAAAGTATTAGCATCTGTTGAAGCTGATTGAGATGCTGGGAAAGTGATACCTGCACCCGATGCCGCTGGAGTTGCACCACCAACACCTATGGTTGAAGCAAAAGTCATTGTTCCAGTTGTTGCAAGTTTAGATAGTGCTATTGCTGCATTGGATGCAACACTTGCATTCGTCACACTACCATCTGTCGGTTTACCAATATCAAACACATTTCCTAAAATTAAAATAAAATCTATAACGTCTGTTGCGGATAATGTACTTGCAAATGTAATCGTTGATCCTGATACTGTGTAAGCGGAAACGGGAGCTTGGATAACACCATTTAAAGATACGATACAATTTTGAGCGGCACCTGGAATTACAGGCGAGCTGCCAACAGTTAAGTTATAAGTTGCCGTTGCTGAAGTTGTGATTGTGTCACAAAGTTGATAGGCGCCGGTAAGAGGGGTTTTTCCGATATATGGCATTAGTTATTTCCTCCATTATCTATAACAGTATTTCCTTCGGCAATCCACTTTTGAATAGCAATATAATCTGTGTTAGCTGGGTCTAGAGGTACGTTTGAAGTAATGCCATTTTCAACAACAACATATCCATTGTGTTGGTTTAAAAAACCATAAGTTTTTGTAATTGATGTAAAATTTCTATTCATAATTATAACTCTGCATTTGCAAAAAAATTAGCTATACCGACTCCTTGAGTAGTTGTTAAAGCACCACCACTATCATTTCTTGCTAAAAAACGACTAGCTGAACCATCATACTGAGTACAAGATGAAGCACCTAAATCTGCACCTGTGTCTACTCTTGACATTTGATTATTTCCACCAGAATAACCTGTTATTGTTACTGTTGCAGATGCTCTTTTTTGCACTAAATAATAGATTGGTGCATATATTTCATTGGAAGGTACATTAGTAAGAGAAGTGCCAATTTTAAAAAAAGCATAACCATTACTTTTTTCAAAATACCTCTGACATCTAGTTAAATTAGTATCAACCGGCATAAACTCAAATCCACTTGCCTGTGACCCTGCTTCCAGCTGCACGCCTGTGATGTACCAATCGTTAGATGTGCTATCGGCTATATTAACTTGGCCCACGGCTCTATTAGCATTTGTAGATGCTGCCCAAGATGTATTTAATGTTCCTGATGTAAAATCTGTTCCAGCACCTAACCAAAAAGTTACAGATAAAGAAACACCATTATCATTTGTTAATGTACCAGTTGTGTCAGCAGGAAAAGTGATTGTTTTAAATTCCCAAGTATTAGATACATTTACAGTATAAGATTTAGAAACCTGCCTTGTATTATCAGTATCAAAAATTTCTGCAATAAATGTTCCAGTTTTAGTAGATTTTACCCAAAATGATAAAGTTAAAGGTAAAGCATTAGCAGTTCCTTTTTTTAAATATTGTAAATTTTGTCCCTCAAATAATTGTTGCACTCTGAAATTATCACTAGCAGCAGGTGAGGCATCTGCTGTTGTACAATCATATTTTAAAGAAGTTGCAAAACCTTGACCCGTTGGTGTATCGGTTGATTGAGACATAGTCCAAGTTCCAAGTGAAGATAATACAGTATTCCATCTATCTAAAGTGTAATATGCACCAGTAGTAATAGAAGCCACACTTGTACTTCTTTGTGCAATTTGCATATCACCATTGATGACGATATTTCTAAAGTCAACTGGATTTGAGATTCCGGCGAAAGGTACTTGGCTTATTGGCATTAGTTATTCTCCAAAGTTGTTAATCTAGCTTCTAAACTTTCAATCTTAGTAATAGCTTCTTGAAGTGCTTTAGTTAAAATAGGTGTTAATTTAGCTTGGTCTATTCCTTGATATACTGGAACAACTTTACTAGCTTCCCATGTACTATCTGTTGGATATTGTGATTTACCTTCTTCATTAAGAATTTTACCAGCTTCCCAATCTGCTTGTTCAATATTTTGTGCAATAACTTGACCAATATTATTTACTACTACTTTTTCTTTTGTTTCAGTTTCATCTTTAGTTCCAGTAATAGCTTCTGGTATAATGTCTTGCACTTCATGTGCTATAAAACCATCAACGGTTTTATTTGCATCTGCTATAAAATTAAATCTTGCTGGTTTTAATTGTTTTAATCTTGTTGTTGCATCAAAATTATAATTTATATTTTCTTTTAATCTGTAATCTGATGAAGTGTTATATGAAGTAGCAGTTGTTGTAACATCTATTGAACCAACATCATTACCTGATCTATCAAATCTAATCATTTCTCCGTTGCTAGTATTTCTACCAAATATTGCACAAAGCTGACCATCTTGACCAACAAGAAGTCTACCATCTTCAGTTATTTGTAAACCATCTCCATTAAAATGAGGAGACACACTTGTTGTATGAAACAAAACATCACCATCGCTTGTTATTCTCATACGTCTTGCACCATTAGTTCCAAGATTAATAGCTCTAGTTGTTCCACCAGCATAAACACAAAGAGAATACGCAGAAGAACCACCAAATCCAGCATTACCAGAAGATGTTTCAGAACCTATTTGATGAGTTTCACCTGCTGCGTTTTTAAATTGTGTTACAGCAACAGAACCAGTATCTGTTGTTTCAATTCTATTTTGTGTATTTGTTCCACTAACTAAATGAAGTTTTGTAGCTGGTGCAGTTGTACCAATACCCACATCTCCATCACTATCTATCCTCATAACTTCTGTACCACCTTCTGCAAATCCTATTGTATCAGTCGTTGGTCTAAAAATTCCTGTGTTAGTATCATTTGCAAAATTTAATGAAGGAGCTGCTGCTGTTCCATCTGCAAGTTGTAAATTAATATTTGCAGGAGGCACAACTGTTTGCACAGCTCTACCAATGAAGACTGCATACATTGTATCAGTTGCTAAAGTTGCTGATGTTAATGTTAAAGTAGTTCCAGTTGCTGAATATGCAAACGATGCACCTGGTCTTTGAGCAACACTATTTATATAGAGTGCAATATCATTCTCATTTGAAACTGAATAATCTAAAGTGTAAACTGTTGTTCCAGCTGTAACGGTAAAATTTTGTACGGCGAAACTTATGTAATCTAATGCAGGAGTGTTTCCAATATATGGCATATAGATTATCCTATGAGCTTATATCATCTACTGTCGAAACCCAAACGTCTAAAGATGCTGCAGTGTCTGATACTATTTTTAAAGCATCATTATTTTGCATTACAAATTTTGCACCACCATCTAAAACTTGAAGAGCGGATCCTGGGACGATAGGAGCACTTTTAACTAAATAAATATCGTTTGTTCCATCATTGATGTAAACGTCTACATTAACTGTTGTAGATAAAATATTTGAAATTGCAATACCAATAACAGTATCATAACTGTTTGCTGTAAATGAAGTAACAGGAGTTATCCCAACGTTGTTGTTTGTAAATCTTCTAAAATTTTGTGCCATTGTATTTCCTTATATTATAGTGCTATCGCCATTGCAATAGAAAAACCAGCAGTTGCCACACTGGTAAATCCTAAATTAGCTGAGCCATCTGTAGTTATAGCCTGTCCACTACTACCATCTGCTGTTGGTAAAGTAAATAAGCTTATTGTTTTTAATAAAGCATTAACATTAACTACGTTTGTTCCATCTGAATAAACAAGTATTGCGCCTTTATTAGTCGTTGAAAATGTAATACCTGTCCCTGAAACTGTTTTAAATTGAACAGTAAAAGCACCTGTAGTTCCATTAATAATAGTGTAAACTTTTTCAATACCATCTGGAATTGTTACAACTTGGTTTCCTGTAATAGTACCTGTAAATTTTATAACTGCATTTCTTGCATTAGAAAGAGCAGCATCGGTCATTGCAAGAGCTGTAGTTTGAGCTCCACCTGCAATTGATACTTCTTGATAACCCGCAACAGCTTGTTGTAGTAAATTTAAATTTGTATTTGTTTTAGTTCCCCAGGTACCGGCGTTTTCGCCTGTAACCATAAGCTCTAGTTTTAGATCTGTTGAAAATGATGATGCCATATTTAAATCCTTGTCTTTTTTAAATTATTTATGCAGCAGTGTCAATCTCTGTCCAATTTACAGAGGTGCCTGTATTTACACCTGAATAAGCTACTGTATCACCCGTATTGACTTCTGTCCATATACTAAATTTAACATTTCCAAGAGTGGCAGTTAATGCCTGACCTGTTATATTTACAGGGGCATCAATTTTAACACTTAGAGCACCTAAATTAATATTTAATTCTTGAGCTACAGCATTAACAACTACATCAACTACTATATTTACACTACTTATTGCACTTGTTAATTGTTGACCTACTAGTGCAACATCTGGACTTGGATCTACACTACCTAGTGTTCCTGTTAATTGTTGACCAATTAAAACTACATTAGCATCTCCAATAGCCGTTACTGAATTTAAAGCTGTTGTTAAATTTTGACCGGTTACTGGTACATCAGTAATAATTGTAACGGTTACTGAATTTAAAGCTGTTGTTAAATTTTGACCTGTTAAATCTACATTAGCATTAGCTAAAGGAGTAACTGAATTTAAAGCTGTAGTTAAATTTTGACCTGTTAAATTTACATTAGCATTTGCTAAAACTAAAACTGAATTTA